AGGCAACCCCCTGTACGTGCAAGAATGGGATGCTGAAGCCGAGGTCATGACCAATACCAATGAGCGTTTGGTCACCAAGGGCTTGAAGTCCAACTGGATTGCTCAAGTTAAAGCTACTGCTGGTGGTCTGCTGGCTGGTACTGACTGGATGGTTATTCGCAAAGCAGAGCGTGATGTAGCGATTGATGCCGACGTAGTTACTAAACGAGCCGCGATTCTTGCGGAGGCTAACCGACTGGAGCCAGCCATTGCCGCCTGCACAACTGTTGAAGAGTTGATCGCTGTTGTATCTGCCCAGAACTGGGAGTAATCGTTGCTTGCTGAACTCGCTATAGCCAATGCCGCCTTTGGTGTTATTAAACAGACCATTGCCAACGGTGGCGACATTATGGCTGCGGGCCAGCACATCTTTAAGTTCTTCGACTCCAAGTCAGAGATTGCCAAGAAAGCAAACGCAAGCGGCTCAGACTCAGAGGCGTTCTTTGCCCTTGAGCAGATCAAGCAGAACGAAAAAGACCTGCAAGAGATGTTTATATACCAAGGCCGTGCGGGTTTGTGGGACGACTGGCTAAAGTTCCAAGCTGACGCCAAGCGCAAACGGGAGGCAGAGGCAAGAGCGCTCGCACTAGCAAAAGCAAAGCGTAAAGCGAAAATCTGGGCTTGGATTAACGGCGTTCTGATTGTGATCTCAGTCGTTAGTGGGTTGATATTTATCGCTATGGTGGTGTGGGTCATAGCCAACCGGGGCCTTGAGTGAATGCTCTATGTCATATACTTTTTCACCATAGTCAGCGGGCGTAACGTGATTATAGATACCATGCCGGTGCCAAACGAGCCCATGTGTGTAGAGATAGTCAGGATGATTAACAGCCAGCCCAGTGCTGGCGGCAGGCGGGTCAAAGCGGCTTGCTACATAAATGTTAACGGAGCAAAAAATGGATGATCTTATTGGAATGGTTAAGGGCTTCGCGCCCGGTATCGCTACTGCGCTTGGTGGCCCTTTGGCTGGTATGGCAGTTAGTGCGCTTTCTAAACAGCTTGGCGTCAAGGATGAAGTAGATGCCGTGATGAAGGCGATCAACAAAGACCCAGAGGCGGAAGCCAAAATTAAACAACTTGAACATGACAAATTTAAAGCTATTCTTGCAGATAAAAACAGCGCTCGTGAGCGCGAGATGGCTATTGCTGCAAGTGCGAACGCGCCTCTTCTTAATAAAATCGTCACGCCAGCTCTGGCTCTTGGCGTCACAGGCTTATCATTCATTCTGTTCACGGTGCTCATCTTTGTGGAAGTAAAGCCCGAAGCCAAAGACATCCTGATCTACATTCTCGGCGTCCTGTCTGCTGCGGTGACACAGATCCTGTCCTACTACTTCGGTAGCAGCATGGGAAGCAAAGACAAAGGCGATCAGTTGAGGTCCGCTGTGAAGTAATTTGGAGTACTGCTATGTCCGTCTGGCTACCCGTATTGTTTATCTGCTTGTCTACTAACAACTGCGAGTTTTACTCCGGCGACATATCAGTCTCTGTTGAGCAGTGCGCCGCCCAGAACGATAAAGCCGAGACTCTGATAAAGGCCAGCGGCAAGGCACAGGCATACCGAATGGCCTGCATTGAAATCAAACCAAAAGCGAACGATTCATTATGAAACTAACTGCCAACTTCTCCCTCGCAGAAATGACAAAGAGCGACACCGCCCTGCGCCATGACATCGATAACACCCCTGACGCCGAGCAGCTAGAGAACCTGACCATCCTGTGTGAGTGCGTGCTACAGCCTGTGCGCGAGCGCTTCGGCCTGCCTGTTAAAGTCAATTCAGGCTTCCGTAGCGCCGATGTAAATACCAAGGTCGGTGGATCACGGACCTCGGACCATTGCCGTGGTATGGCTGCGGACATCGAGATTCCCGGTCTAGCTAACGCTGAGTTAGCGCAGTGGATTGTGGACAACCTGAGCTTCCGCCAAGTAATCCTTGAGTTTTACACTCCCGGTATTCCAGATTCAGGTTGGGTGCATGTTAGCTACAACCCCGGGGATAACAAGAAGCAGGTGCTTACCGCTACCAAAAAAGACGGTAAAACAGTATACTTAACAGGACTTATTGCCTAAGAGTTCGCCATGCCGCTACAAAAACTATTGCTCAGGCCCGGTGTAAACCGAGAAAACACTCGATATACTTCCGAAGGGGGCTGGTACGATTGCGATAAAATTCGCTTTCGCCAAGGCACGCCCGAAAAAATTGGGGGTTGGACACGATTTTCTGATTCTTCGTTTCTTGGAACATGCCGCTCCCTGCTTAACTGGGTTACGCTAGGATCCCTTAATCTGATTGGTCTAGGTACTAACCTCAAGTACTATGTAGAGCTGGGCGCAACTTTTTACGACATCACGCCTATTCGCGCCACCACTGCCGCAGGTGATGTTACGTTTACTGCCACATCTGGCTCGACTTCCATTACCGTAACTGACGTAGCGCACGGGGCTACTATTAACGATTTCGTTACCTTCAGCGGTGCCGACAGTCTCGGCGGGGCTATTACGGCGGATGTTCTAAATAAAGAATACCAAGTCACAGGCCTTATTGATAACGACAACTACATCATCACGTCTGCTGTAGCAGCTGATGGCTCTGACACAGGTGATGGTGGCTCGTCTACAGTTGGGGCGTATCAGATTACCACGGGTCCAGCGGTTCAAGCCGCTCAGGCCGGATGGGGCGCTAGCTTTTGGGGCTTTGGTCCTTGGGGTATTGGGCAGTCAGCTCTCGACTCGCTGCGTATTTGGAACCACGCCAACTTTGGTGAAGACTTAATCTTCGGCCCACGCAGCGGTGGGATTTACTACTGGGATGCCTCAAATACAGTTAGTAACCGAGGGGTTACGCTCGCCAGCCTGAGCGGCGCATCCGGGGTGCCGACGCTGCAAAACAATATTCTGGTTTCTGATGTTTCTCGTTTTGTCCTTTGTTTTGGGGTGAACCCAATTGGCGAGACTACCTTAGACCCCATGCTGGTTCGTTGGTCGGACCAAGAAGATCCTGCTAACTGGACCCCCACCGCCACTAATCAAGCAGGGGATCTGCGATTATCCATAGGATCTCAAATTGTTACGGCAAGCCAACAACGGCAAGAAATACTGGTTTGGACAGACGCGGCGCTGTATTCTTTACAGTACCTCGGTCCCCCGTTTGTCTGGGGCGCTCAGTCTGTGGGGGAAAACACTTCTATTATTGGCCCTAACGCGGTTGCTACGGCAAACAACATTACTTACTGGATGGGCACAGACAAATTTTATAAATACGATGGTCGCGTGCAAACTCTGCGCTGTGATTTACGGCAATTTATTTTCCAAAATTCCAACCCAGATTTGAATTTAAACCCTGACCAGAAAGAGCAGGTTTTTGCCAGTACGGTTGAGGCCTACAACGAAATATGGTGGTTCTACTGTTCCTCTGTGTCAAATACGCCTAACCGATATGTGGTTTATAACTACGCGGAGGACGTTTGGTATTACGGAACTATGGAACGCACGGCGTGGATCGACAGCGGTGTACGATCTAACCCAGTAGCTACGACGACCTCCGGCTTCTTAATAAACCAAGAGTCCGGCGTGGATGACGGGGAAACAGGCACCCTTCTTCCGATAGAAGCCTTTATCCAGTCCGCTGAGTTTGATTTAAACGACGGGCACAACATGAGTTTTGTGTGGCGACTGCTTCCTGATTTGACCTTCCGGGGATCGACTGCGGCAAGTCCTACGGCCAGCTTTACACTTACGCCGCTAAAGAACTCTGGCTCGGGGTACACGGACCCCGCATCAGTGGGCGGGGACAATGCAGCGGACGTTGTACGTACAGCGACGGTCCCCGTTGAGCAGTTTACGGGGCAGATTTATACCCGGGTTCGTGGTCGGCAGTTGGCGATTAAGGTTTCCTCTGATGGGCTGGGAACTACATGGCAGCTTGGTGCCCCACGTATTGACATCCGTCCGGATGGGCGTCGATAATGGCTAACGTTATTACGGCAAACGACGACCTCAACAGGGTCGCTGCGCCGCGCTTACCTACGGCTACCCAGCAGTACGAACGCCAGTATCAGGATCAGTACAACAACATTCTGCGCCTGTATTTCAACCAAATAGATAACATTCTGGGGCAGTTAGACTGGAATAAACCGGTTGACTACCTTGACTTCAATACTACGGCCCCCGATGTCCCTCACGCGCATCAGGCAGGCCGAGTAAGCTGGGACGTTCCTGACGCCTGTCTCGAAATAGACCTAGCGTACGGAGTCGTACAGCAAGTAGGGCAGGAAATATACGCCCGGGTTCAGAACGTAACAGGGGTGACTATCCCTAACGGCACGGTTGTTGGGTTTGCCGGAGCGACGGATGACGCTCTACAGGTAGCGCCTTATATTGCTGACGGTTCGCAGCCCTCGTTGTATATTTTGGGTGTCATGACCCATGATCTGCCAGATTCTGGAGAAAAAGGCTACTGCACGACGTTTGGCTTTGTGCGTGACGTAAACACCAGCGCGTTTACCCAAGGGGATCTTCTGTATGCGTCCCCCAGCGTAGCCGGGGCATTTACAAACATCAAGCCGACGGCACCTAATAATGTCGTGGCGGTTGCGGCGGTTATAAAGGTCGGAACTACCGATGGTATTATCTTTGTGCGTCCAACCATTACGGCGCAGAAGTACTACGGAACTTTCGCCCGCACAACCAACTACGCCCCTGCAGTTGCTAATACGGCCTATGCTATTCCTTTTGACTCGACTATTATCGCCAACGGCATATCTGTTGGGACACCTACTTCACGCATAGTAGTGGCAGACTCGGGTTTTTACAGCGTTGCGTGTACTTTGCAGTACTCCAGCAGCAACGCATCGGCTAAAAACGCATACGTATGGCTCCGCAAAAACGGTACAGATGTTCCTCAATCTTCTCGGTTGGTGTCAGTGGACACTAACGGCGGTTATCGTCTTGGGGTTGTGAACGAATCAATCTCGCTACTTGCGGGCGACTATATTGAGATTATGGTTGCGGTTACAAATACTGCACTTACTCTGGCGGCGGTTGGTGCCACCGCGTTTGCTCCCGGGTCTCCTGCCGCTAACCTGACCATTCAGCAGATTCAGGAATGAGCCCTATACCACAGCCTAATAATTTTGTAAAATACTGACATATTGGATCGAGGACATAAAGATGGCAACAGCACCTAAAGCAGCAGGGATCATGGACCTCCCCGAAAACGAGGACATGAATCAGCCCCCACAGCTTTCCCCTATGGAGTCATATGACGCCGTCACAACGGCGTTGAACACTGCCAGCCCTGACGCTGCTTCTCAGTACGAGCAGACGATGAACATGTCGCTGCCCCCGGAACTGATGGAAATGTCCGCGGAAGAGATCAGCCAGATCTTGCAGCTGTTCCAGTATCTCCAAGAGAATCCCGAAGAATACCCCGCCGCCATTGCTGACCTTGTTGAAGAGGGTGTTATTGAAGCAGGCGACCTGCCCCCAGAGTACGACGAGGAAGTGCTGGCTACAGTAAATGCCTTGTTGATGCAAGCTCTAAGAACAAAGCAGGGCGGTATGCCCCAGCAGCCTCAGGGCTTTGCCATGGGCGGTATTGCTGATGCTGCACGCATTGTTGCAAATCAGGGCCGTGGTCAAGATACTATGCTGGCGCACATTACGCCAGAAGAA